GTAGAAGGGCGGAAGTACGAAGCATATAAAGACGTCGCCGGGGTATGGACTGTCTGCGACGGCCATACGGGCCGGGATATCGTAAGAGGGAAGAAGTATACCGACCGCGAATGTGACCAGCTGCTATGGAAAGACCTCCAGCCATCAAAGCGAACGGTAGACAATCTGGTTAAGGTGCCGCTGGGGGAGTATCAGCGCGCCGCGCTCTACAGCTTTGTTTTTAATGTTGGCTCTGACGCTTTCTCCAAGTCCACGTTGCTGCGCAAACTGAACAAAGGCGATCACGACGGAGCGTGCGAAGAGATGCGGCGCTGGGTTTACGCTGGTGGTATGAAGTGGAAAGGCCTCCAGAACCGGCGAGAGATGGAGCGCTCAATGTGCCTGGCGGAGAGCAAATATGACCTGTAGCCTTCGAACAGTTCTGCTGATTGCTCTCGTGGGCATGCTGCTTGCTATTGGCTATGGCGAGCTACGTTACAGGAATGGCTGGTATGCCCACGCTGAACACATCAACGTGCTGGCCGCTGATAAGCGGGCCAAAGCCGAAAAGGCTATTCAGCCTGTCGAACTGAAGGCCGCTCAGGCCAGAGACGAAGGCCGGGTAATCTACCGAACCATAACCCGTGACGTGGTGAAATATGTCCAGGATCCAAATCGTACCGTTTGTGATTTTGACGATGAGTCTGTCCGGCTGCGCAGAGAGGCAATCGACGCTGCCAACTCCATCAGCGGATTTGATGCAGGAACCCTGCAAGGGAAGTAACGCTGGCACCAATAGCGATGAAGATCTGCAGGCTGATATCGAAACTGCGGAATGCCTGCGCCAGCTGCGCCTCGATAAGTACCGCTGGCAGGCCTGGTATAAAGCCGTGAAGTGAATGCAAAGCTAACTGCTTGTGGGCTTGATGGCTCCGAAAGATGTCCCTTCCGAAATGAAATCCTGCAGTTCGGAAGGGAGACCAAGAGGGTCAACATTACAAGGAGAATATCAATGTAGTGCATGACTCAATAAAAATCCCAAGTATTAAAATAATAACGAAAATGACACTTTTTTTCTGATTAGGCTAATACCTGCTGAATATTTATTAGCCCGACTAAGCAAAAAGTTTTATACAACTCACATTAAAAATTTTGGCATCAACTACATTCAAATTGCACGAGTGATTCGACATCTTTGCCATTTAAGCCAATCCCCCTAAGCGGTGGGGCAACCAGTAAAAGCTGGACGTATGCGAATTTGCTTACTGGAGTAAGTTCACCGGGAGGCACCCGGGGTTTGAGGGAAAGACTGAAGGAACAGGCATAACGTCGAACTTTGTGCAAAAGCTATCTACATTGCTGTATGACCCTGACCAGTTCTGTCCGAGTTGGTCTTTTTTTGACAAAAAAAGCCCCCTGGAGAGAGGGCAAGACATGCTATGGACGGATGTTTCTGAGTGTACTCATGCGGGTCATGAGACAGTTCCATGGGATTCCCTGGTGCAGGTAGGAGCCTTGCAGGGAGTTATAAATATGGTCCGTGGTTCTGATTCAACAAGCGGAAGCGGTAACACCAGGATGATTCTTAATACATAAAAGTAAACGTCCTGATATAGGGTCATATGCTTCGTTAAAGTCTTAACCCTGAGGCCCGGACACCGTCTCCTCTGAACTTTAAGCATAGAAAATTCTTAGCCTCGAAATCGAGAGGCTTTTAATCACCGAGGAATAAGCATGACAGTAGTTCTTACAGCAAAACAGATTGAGGACCTGGCAGCCTTCGCTAAAGAGGACGGCCAGGCACAATACACCATCACCACTGTGACAATCCCTGAGTTCGAAGCGGATGATGGTGAGGTTACCCCTGAGTATACCGGACTGATTGCTTACTCCGATTCACTTGAGCATGGTGTCCTGCAACTCGACGACTAAGCAACCATTACAAAGCTCATCTGCTGGTGGGCTTGATAATGGTGATGAATATCTCATTTTTTATTATATTTGACATAAAATCCTTTATTTTCATTGTGATAAAATTATAGGGCATCAATGAAAAGGAGGTGCATATGTTCGACGTAACTGTGTTCGGAGCAGGGCGTTTTGGAGCAGTTTACCATGTTGAAAAGCATGAGTTGACGATCAAGGTTCCTGACTGTCAGGTGAAGGCTCGAGAAATGGTTGGTGGCGTGGCGGTCACCCCCGATGTGGAGTATCAGGTCTTTGAATTCCAGGTGGATGACGAGATTTATCTGATCGGAGTTAACGGGCGCAGGCCAAGCGACAATGTGATTAAATCCCACATCCAGCATGGCGACCCTAAGCCTAAGCCATACAAAACACTGTAACCGCCTCTGGGCGGTTTTTTATTGCCATCACTATGGGTAGACCCATCGTAATGGCTTTATGCAAAAGCTCTGGCGCTGGTATGTAATTACTTTGCTAGTAATGCCTCGGCTATGTAATCCCAACGGTCAAGATACTGCCCCTCATCAGCTTTGCTTATTTTGAATAGGGGGGCACTGTGATGCCAGGTGGCATGGCTGGCGACTACTTCGCTCGGAACGATGAAAACTTCGGGAAAGGTTTTATTGGCTATATCTTCAGACATATTGCAGAACACGTAAAAGAAATCAGGAGAGGCAGCAGGCATGTGCTTGCCGACCATCCATTGACGTGGCTGGCTTCTTGCCCAAGAGCCTTTAACCTGAATACTGATACTCTTTGAACCGTCAATAGTGGCAATTATATCTACAGCGCTAGAACCACTCGTTGTTAGTGCTGCGGATATTCCCAGGCGTGACAGCATATAGGCAATGAAGTATTCACCTGCATCCCCAGCGCTTTTAGAAGAGCGTTTAACAATTTCTGACATACTCAATCCTTTGGAATAAAACATGGCACTCACCGACAAACAAGAAATGTTCTGTCGCGAGTACCTCATCGACTTAAACGCCACGCAAGCGGCTATTCGGGCGGGGTACAGCGTCAAAACTGCAAACCGCATCGCCGCCCAGCTATTGTCAAAACTTGACATCCAAAACAGAATCGCCGAACTCAAAGCGAAGCGCAACGAAGTTGTGGGTATTGATGCTGATTATGTGCTCCGACGCTTAGTTGAAATCGACCAAATGGACGTTCTGGATATCCTCAATGATGACGGCAGCCTCAAAGCGATCAGCATGTGGCCTAAGTCATGGCGAACCACGCTCACCGGGCTTGATATCAGCACGACCATACAGAACTTCGACGAGGAAACGGCGGAAACCATCCTCAAAAAGATAAAGTGGCCTGACAAGGTGAAGAACCTTGAGTTGCTCGGTAAGCACGTTCGCGTGCAGGCCTTCAAAGAGCAGGTTGAGCAGAAAGTCGTAGCGACCCACAACGTCATGCTGGTACCGACTAGCGACAACGTGGATAGCTGGGAAGCGGCAGCACAGAAGCAGCAGAGCGAGGTTCTTGGTGGATGAATTACAAAGCCGTCTGGAAACCTTTGCCGGGATCGCAATCGCTCTCCCTGAGCTGCCCATGTAACGAAATCCTCTATGAGGGAACGCGCGGTCCGGGCAAAACCGCCGCGCAACTGGCGCGCTTCCGGCGTCTCGTTGGTCTGGGCTACGGCTCGTTCTGGCGTGGTGTGATATTCGATACCGAGTATAAGAACCTCACCGACATCATCACCCAGTCGAAGCGTATGTACCGCCTGTTTAATGACGGCGCTCGCTATCTGGCGTCAGCGTCTGAACTGCGCTGGGTATGGCCAACAGGCGAAGAGCTGCTGTTTCGCTTCGGGAAGGAAGAGGGTGACTACTGGGATTATCACGGCCAGGAGTTCCCGTTCATCGGCTTCAACGAGCTAACCAAGCAGCAGTCGGGTGAGTTCTACGAGATGATGTTCTCCTGTCGGCGCTCATCGTTTCGGCCAGAGAATTATCCCCGCGATGATGGCTCGTTACTTAAGCCGATCCCACTGGAGACGTTCAGCACCACGAACCCGTTTGGCATCGGCCATACCTGGGTTAAGAAGCGCTTCATCGAACCTGCGCCTCGCGGCACCATCATTCGCGAAACGCAGAAGGTGTTTAACCCGCAGACCGAACGCGAAGAGGATGTGACGCTGACGCGAGTGGCGATTCACGGCTCCTTCAAAGAGAACCCGTATCTCGATCCGCAGTACATCGCAACGCTGATGGCCATCAAAGACCCGAACCGCCGTAAGGCATGGGTAGAGGGCTCATGGGATGTCACCAGCGGCGGGCGCTTTGACCATCTGTGGAATGCCTCGCATCACATCATTAAGCCGTTCCGCATTCCGGATAGTTGGACAGTTGACCGCTCCCACGACTGGGGCGAGTCGAAACCGTTCTCAAACCTCTGGTGGGCGCGTGCCGACGGCACCGCCGCCGAGCTGCCTGATGGTCGCCAGTTCTGCCCGCCGGCTGGGTCGCTGATCCTGATTGGCGAATGGTATGGCTGCCCCCCTGATGAGCTGAACAAAGGCCTGAATATGTCGTCCACAAACGTCGCCAAAGGTGTGGCGTGGGTGGATAAGCGGCTGGTGGGCGAAGAGCTTGCTGAGCCCGAAGAGATAAAACTCAACGGGGTAACTCAGGGGCAACTGAACATCATGCCCGGCATCTGCAAGAAGGTTATACCCGGCCCGGCTGACGGGGCTATCTACAACACCGGCGATGACGAACTCTCCATTGCCCAGAAGATGGAATCGCAGGGTGTTAAGTGGGTTCCATCCAACAAGAAACCGGGATCGCGCGTGAACGGCGCGGCCCTGTTTGCTGACATGCTTGAGGCCGTCATTGAAGGTAAAAGGCTGGAATCAGGCATGCCTGAGAAGCCAGCGTTCTACGTATTCAACTACTGCAGGGGCTGGATAAGCCGTGTGCCGGTGCTCGTTCGCGACAGCAAGAACCCTGATGACGTAGATACCCAGCAGGAAGATCACGACTGGGATGGCACGCGCTACGCCGTCCTCCATTCACCGCCGAAGAAAGTCGGCAAAGTCACCAGCCTGAGGCTCTAACGCCATGCCTGATATTTCAACACCCAATCTGGACTATGGGAACATGGTGCAGGCGTGGGACATCAACGACGCTCTGATGGGCGGCACGCTGTATATGCGCCAGCTAGGTGAGGCTTATCTGCCGCGCTGGCCGAAAGAGGACAAAGAGGATTACAAAAAGCGCCTGGCTGTGGCCACGCTTCTTCCTGCCTACGAAGAGACCATCAACCAGAACGTTGGGCGCGTATTCGCTGAGCCCATCCAGCTGGGTGAGAACGTCCCGGATGCACTGCGCGAGTTCGCGAAGAATATCGACCTTGAAGGCAGCCGTCTCGATGTATGGGCGCAGGCGTTCTTCAGCCTGGCGATGCAGTACGGTCTGTCCCATGCGCTGGTGGATTATCCCCGCGTGGATGCAGAGCAGGTCAGGACGAAAGCCGACGAAAAGGCCACCGGCGCGCGGCCCTATGTCACTATGCTGAATCCCCGCCAGGTGATCGGCTGGAAGTCGAAGATGACCGGCGGCAAGGTTGCGCTCACCGAGCTGCGCATCAAAGAGGTGGTGGTCGAGGACGGTGACGACTTTGGGCAGACAAAAGTCGAGCAGATTCGTTACCTGACGCCCGGGAAGGTGCAGATTTACCGGAAGGCTACTGGTGACAATGCGCAGGCGAACTGGACGCTGCACGACGAATGGACAACATCCCGGCAGGACATCACCCTGGTCACGCTCTACACGAAGCGCACCGGCTTTATGTGCGGCTCACCGCCGCTGCTGAACATGGCGCTGCTGAACGTTAAGCACTGGCAGAGCCAGAGTGAGCAGGACAACATCCTGCACGTTGCCCGGGTGCCGATCCTGACCGTGTTCGGGCTTGAGCAGGGAGAAGAGCTGGTTATCGGATCTTCCTCGGCAACTCAATTCTCCGATCGGCAGAAACAAGGACTCGAATACGTTGAGCATACCGGCTCCTCCATTGGCGCTGGCAAAGAGTCGCTGGCGGAACTGGTAGAGCAGATGCGCCAGGCTGGCGCGAAGCTGCTGCGTACCGACAACACATCGACCAAGTCTGTAGACCAGACCTCGGAAGAGAAGATGCAGGAGCAGTCGCCGCTCTACACCATGGCAACCAGCCTGGAAGACGCGATCGACAACATCCTGCAAATCATGGCCGAATACATCGGCGAGAAGGACGGCGGTAGCGTCGATGTCCGCACTGAGCTGGATGTCGAGTCGAAGGAGTTCAACCCTCCTGCGGCGCTGGCCATTCAGTCGCTGCGTCAGGGCGGTGACCTCCGCCGTGTTGACGCAATTAAGGCGCTGCAGAAACTCAACCTGATTGACCCGGATACCGACCCTGACAAAGTGCTGAGCGAGCTGCTCGCTGAATCAGCCTCACTGACCGAACCGCCAGTAGACGAGGTGTAATATGGCCCGCTCTGTCAATGACAGGCTCCAGGACGAGACGATAGCGCATGGCCTGTATGTGACGCGCTACGGTACCGGCGTCGCCCGGCGCATGGTGACGCTGCTGAATAAACTCGATGCAGACCTGGCCGCGAAACTGCTGGTGCTTCTGGACGGCAAACGGGCGGATACCTACAGCGCCCGTCGCCTGGCATCGCTGCTGGCTGGTGTGCGTGAGCTGAATCATCAGGCCTACGAACCGGTTAACGCGGCGCTGGCACGCGAACTGACGCGCTACGTTGAATATGAGGCCGGGTATCAACTGGACCTGTTCAGCAGCATCATCCCGCAGCAGATCCTGAAACACGTTCCGCTGCAGAGCATTGCTCCCGAGCAGGTCTACGCCGCAGCAGCAGCGCAGCCATTCCAGGGGAGGTTGCTGAAGGAGTGGGGCCAGAAGCTTGAAGCCGACCGGCTGGACAAAATCACCAATGCTGTGCGATCCGGCTTCCTCCAGGGCGAAACGGTAGAGCAGATTGTCCGGCGCGTTGCCGGCACGCCAAAACTAAACCGTGAAGATGGGGTGATCAATGCATCCCGGCGTGACCTGGCGGTGGTGACCCGCACCGCGGTGAACCATATGGCCGCCACGGCGCGGCAGGAGTTCGCCCAGGCCAACAGCGATATCGTCAAGGCCAAGCAGTGGTCCTCCACGCTCGATACGCATACTAGCCAGTGGTGCATCATCCGCGACCGCAAGCTCTACACACTCGACGGCAAGCCGCTGGGGCATGTGGTGCAGTATCTGCGCGGCCCCGGCAAAATTCACTTCTGCTGCCGCTCCGGCGAAATCCTGATCACGAAGTCGTGGGAAGAACTGAAGATACCCTCTGACGAGCTGAGCAGCGCCACACGCGCCTCAATGGACGGGCAGGTGCCAGCGCATACCAGCTATGCCGACTGGCTCGCCAGGCAGCCATACGCGCGACAGGAGCAGGTGCTGGGCGTTACCCGGGCGCAGATGCTGCGTGACGGCAAAATCACGGTACCGGAGATGTTCAACGATGCCGGGGAGTTCCTCACCCTGGACGAACTGCGCCGCGTGGATGCTTCGGCGTTTGAATAACACAACCCTAATCAACATCAAGGCTGCCTCCGGGCAGCTTTTTTTATGCCTGCCGCCGAGCGGATGCGACGCGGTGACCGGGTCGGATGACCCACAACCAATGGCCGGAAGGCTGGAGCAAAACAATGAAACTCAAACTCGATGCTAACGGAAATGTGGTTGTTGAAAACGGTATGCCTGTGTACGTCCATGACGACGGCAAAGAGTTCCCGTTCGATGCAGCCGCAGCGATGACCAAAATCACCTCCCTGAACGGTGAAGCTAAAACTCACCGCGAAGCTAAGGAGGCGGCGGAAGCCAACCTCGCGAAATTCGCTGGCATCTCCGACCCGACCAAGGCGCTTGAGGCCCTGGAAATGATGACCAAAATCGACCAGAAGAAGCTGATCGACGCTGGCGCCGTTGACCATGTGAAGGCCGAGATCACCAAGGTATTCCAGCAGCAGCTGGACGAAGCGAACGGCAAGACCAAACAGCTCGAAACCCAGCTCTACGACGAGATGATCGGCGGCCGCTTCGGTGGTTCGAAATTTATCTCAGAGAAGATGGCGATCCCGGCTGAGTTCGTGCGTTCCCACTTCGGCCAGAACTTCAAAATCGAAGACGGCAAGGTCGTGGCCTACGACGGGCAGGGCAACAAGGTGTTCTCCCGCACCAAGCCTGGCGAACTGGCTGGCTTCGATGAAGCGCTGGAATCTCTGGTCGAGTTGCATCCGCAGAAAGACTACATCCTCAAAGCGTCCGGCAACAGCGGCGGTGGCTCTCACCAGTCGCAGCATCAGGCCGGGCAGAAAACCATGAAACGCGCTGCTTTCGACGCCTTACCGCCAGTTGAACAACAAACGGTAATTGGCGGCGGCACGAGCATCGTTGATTAACCGAAAGGAAACCTGAATGTCCAATACCCTCACTGGTCTCATCCCAACCATCTTCACCGCCCTGAATCGCGTATCCCGCGAGCAGGTGGGCTTTATCCCGGCGGTGGCCCGTAACGCCAAAGCCGATGCCGCGGCTAAAGACCAAACCGTGACCGCACCGGTCGCACCAAAAACCACCACCGTTGATATCACTCCGGCGGCAACCGCGCCAAACGACGGTGATCAGAACATTGGTACTGTGGACGTCAAAATCACCAAATCCAAAATGGCCCCGGTCAAATGGAATGGTGAAGAGCAGCTTGCCATCGGGCCGTCAGGCACCTATGACATTGTCCTGGCTGACCAGTTTTCTCAGGCGTTCCGCGCACTGAGCAACGAAATGGATGCTGACCTGGCATCACTGGCTTACAAGTCTTCCCGCGCTGTTGGTGCTCCAAAAGACACCCCGTTCAGCATCAAAGACGACCTGTCTGATGCGGCGAACGCTCGCCAGGTGCTGACTGATAACGGCGCACCAACCACTGACCTGCGCATGGTCTTGGGCGGCGAGGCGATGGCGTCCATCCGTGGTAAACAGTCCGTACTGTTCAAAGCGAACGAAGCCGGTACCGATCAGCTGCTGCGTGAAGGCATCATTGGTCGAGTGATGGGCTTTAACCTGCACGAATCCGCCAACATCAAGCGCACCGCGAAAAGCACTGCGGCGGGCTATAAGGTCAACGGCGCGAAGAAAGAGGGCGACATCATTGTTGCTATCTCTGCTGGCACTGGCGGTATTGCTGCCGGAACCGCAGTGAAGTTCGATGGCGATGACAACCAGTACATGGTCGTAGCGGCAACCTCTTCGACTATCACCATCGGCGCACCGGGTCTGCGTCAGGATCTGGCAGACCAGGCAGCCATCACCGTGCTGAGCGAGTTTGCGCCAAACATGGCGTTCGACCGCAACGCATTCCTGCTGGCGTGCCGCACCCCGGCAATGCCAAAAGGCGGCGACACCGCCGACGATGTAATGAACGTGACCGACCCGGTATCCGGCATCACCTTCCAGATCGCGCTGTATCGACAGTACCGTCAGGTGCGTTATGAAGTTGGTGTGGCGTGGGGCGTTGCAGCCGTGCAGCCTGAACATTCCACCATCATCATGGGTTAACCACTGGGGCTTCGGCTCCTTTGTTTTCAGGAGGCCCAATGGCCGGATTAACCAAAGAGCAGCGCGCGCAGCGTGAGGCTGAAAAGCTTGCCGCGCAGAACGGCGCTGAGCAAACTCCTGCTCAGCAGGACCAGCAGCAGGACCAGCAGCAGGACCAGCAGCAGGACCAGCAGCAGGACCAGCAGCAGGACCAGCAGCAGGACCAGCCTGGTATTGAACTGGTGGTTATGGTGCGAGATACCCCAGAATTCCTCGGGGGCCCGCTGAGTGCTGAGGTTCACCCTGACGAAGTGGATAACTGGCTGGCGCTGGACTGGCGTCTGGAGGAATAACCATGCTGGTGGCCGATCCCCATTCGTCTGTCTTCAACAGCTACGCCAGCGTTGCTGACCTGCGAGCTTTCGCTGCCGGGCGCGGTTACACCGTTCCTGCCGATGATGGCGAATGCGACCAGTTGCTGGTGCAGGCGATGGACTATCTGGAAGGGCAGCAATGGCGTGGACAGCGCTCCAACGCAACTCAGCCGCTGTCTTGGCCGCGCGCTGGCGTGCGCTTTGATGGCGTAGACCTCCCGGATGACACCATCCCGCAGCGCCTGGTTGATGCACAGTGCCGCCTGGCTATCGAATCGCAGGAGATAGATCTCACGCCTTCGGTTGCTGGTGGCGGGGCGGTGACGATGGAGCGCGTCGAGGGCGCGGTTACCGTTCAGTACGAACAGGGCATGAATAAGGCGGCACCGTCATTCCCTTGGTTCTATTCCTCGTTGCGCGGGCTGGTGGTAGGCGGCAATCAGATCCGTATCGAAAGGGGGTGATATGCCTATCGACTACCGCCGTATGCGCGCAACAGCAACCAGGCTGCTCACCGAGAACGGAAAGACCTATCCGTTAACCCGCGGCGGCACCACAACCCGCGATCAGTTCGGCAAAGAGGTAACCACTCCGGCGGTTAACGGGACCGTGACCGGCGTTATCACTGAATACTCTGCACGCGAAATCGACGGCTCCTTGATCGCCACCGGCGATAAGAAGCTGGCGGCCACGTTCGAAACGGAAGTGCGCATTGATGACCGCATTGAAATCGACGGCAAAAAGTGGCGCGTGGTGCAGCCGAATCCGGTTAAGCCTGCCGATGTACTCATCTCCTACAACATCCAGCTGAGGGCGTAACTATGACCAGCTCTGTTAATCAGCCATTCCTGGCTGCCATTCAGTTGTTCGTGGATAGCTCGAAGCAGGAGATGGACGAGGTGGTGCGCCGGACGGGCATTAAAATCCTCGCTCAGTTGGTGGAGATGTCTCCAATTGGCAACCCCGACATCTGGCAGGTAAACCAGACGGCATCGGCCTATAACGATGCAGTTCGGGAGCATAACGCGGCCCTGCGTGATGATCCTGCCAACATGACCAAATCAGGGCGACTTAAGCGCGGCCTGCGCGTTAATGACTCGATGGACATCAAAAAGCCAGATGGCTATGTCGGCGGGCGGTTCAAAAATAACTGGTATGTGGGTTTTGATAGCCAGCCGACCCAATCCAACGATACGGCGGACGCTTCCGGCCAGGGTTCCAACTCCCGCGGTCTGGCAGTGCTCGAGGTTTTCCGGGTAGGACAGGTCAGCTCGATTTACTTCACCAATAATCTGCCTTATGCACAGGCGCTGGAGAACGGGCACTCCGGACAGGCCCCCGGTGGCATGGTGGGCATCACCGCGCTGGACGCCGCGCAGCTGTTCCGTGAGGCAATGAGCGAGGTGCGCAATGGCCGGTGACCAGTCAATGCGGATCGCGGACCTGCTTGAAGGTCGTATCGCGGTTATCTGCTCCTCGCTCGGGCTGCCAGTGGCCTGGCCGAACATCGCGTTTACTCCCCCGGATAATGCGCCTTACGGGCGTGTTTATGTACTGCCGGCGCAAACCGTGGGGCAGGACCTTGAAGGCCAGTTGCGTACGTACCAGGGCATTCTCCAGCTCAACATCATCGCTCCTGCCGGCAGCGGCGTGACGCAGGCCAGGGGGATGGCAACGTCTGTTGCAGATGCCTTCCCCGAAGGACTGCCGCTGGTGGACGGGGATTTGACGGTTTACATCAACGGGCCACCGCAGGTACGTCCACCGATACAGGATCGCCCTACATCAGCACCAAACGGCAGTAGCGGCTCCATCACTTACACCACTCCCGTCAGCATGCAATACCGCGCTGATTACTGACCCGCCGCCTGGCGGGTTCTTTATTACCTCAATTCAGGAGAATGCAATGGCATTCGCAATCCCTAACGGGTCACGTGTGAACGTGGCCAAGGCCTATCTTGCGCCGATTGTCTTCACAGCAGCCTCCAACGCGACGGAATGCGAACTGACCGTTGCCTCGGCTGCCGGGATCCTCGCGGGCGATGTTGTCCAGGTTAATTCTGGCTGGCTGAAGCTCGATAACATGGTGCTGCGCGTTAAATCGGTGACCGGTACCAAAATTGTGCTGGAAGCCTTCGATACCACCGACACCAAGAAATTCCCTGCGGGCACCGGCGCGGGAACGCTGCGCAAAGTCGACTCGTGGATCACCATGCCGCAGGTTATGACGTTGTCCACTGAAGGTGGTGACCAGCAGACCATCAGCGTGCAGTTCCTGGAAGATGATAAGGCCCGTACCATCCCGACGTTCAAAAACGCCGTGGTTCAGGTCTACACCTTCGCACATGACCCGCAGCTGGCGATCTACAAACGTCTGATTGACCTGGATGACTCCAGCGATACCACTGCGGTCTGGTTCCACAACCCACGGGGCAAGGCGGATCGTTACTACTCTGCCAAGGTTTCCTTCCAGCGTGTGCCGCGTACCGAAATCAACGCCGTGGAAAGCAACGAAGCGCGCATGAACTTCGAATCGGATATGCAGATTTACCCGATCGCTGATTCCTCGGCTATGCCGCTGGCGTTCCTGACTGACCTGCCAGCTACCAAATCTCTTGCGCCTGGCGCTGCACTGGATCTGGCTGTGGTTATGCAGGGCGGCTCCGCGCCGTACACCTATGTGTGGAAGAAAGGCAGCACGGCTATTCCGGGCAAAACCGCCTCGACGTTCAACATCCCATCAGTCGCATCCGGCGATGCTGGCTCTTACACCTGCGAAGTCACCGATGCCGCAGGCAAGACGCTCACCTCGGCTGCTTGCACCGTCACCGTCAGCTAAGCCATTAAGCCCGGTTCGCCGGGCTGTACCCAACAAAAAACAAAGGCCCCGAGTCGTTGCAAGCGATTCAGGGCCTTTTGCTTTCCATCGTTACCGTTATTAACGAGGAACATGAGTGAATTATAAACGAATTCTATTGAGGTTGACCATGAAAAATGGCCTTGAGTTAGATGCACCAGTGACAAAAGAAATCAGCATGGCTGTTGCGTGGGCTATCAGGATGGCGGCAGTCACAACCTTAATGTACGGAATCGCTCGAGTCATCACGGTAGTTAAGTGGTGGTAGCCCGCTCCGGCGGGTTTCTTTTTTTCTAAGGAACCGAAATGACACAATTCTCCCTGATCCCAAATCCTACCTTTTCCGTCACTGCCAGCATCCCGCGCGCCGGTGCTGAAGACGGCAAACTGACATTCACCTTCCGCCACAAGACGCTGCAGGAACTCCGCGCAATGGACGAGAAGCTGCAAAAAGCAGCTGAAGGCGAAAAGGCAGCCGTAGAGCCGCAGGCCGATTACCTGATGGAAATCGTCGAAGGCTGGGCGCTGCCGGATGAGTTCACCCGCGGTAACGTGATCGTCCTCCTGCAGAACTATCCGCGCGCGTTCGACAGCATCGGCCTGGCCTACACCAAAGAACTGATGGGTATCCGCGAAAAAAACTGAGGCAGGTCGCCGCAGCGATGTATACACCGGGACCGACGCTCGCGGAGTTAGCCGCTTTTGGTTTAACGCCTGAGGACGTGGAGGAAGAGGTGGGGATCCTGCCATCCATATGGGAGGCCTTTACTGTCTTCTCCGCAATGGCGACTCAATGGCGCGTCGGCGCGAGCGGTGCGACCGGTCTTGATTACAACGTTCTCCCCTGGGTATTTCAGTTGCACGGGGTTGAGGATGCGGCGGCCTGCATGGCTGATATTCGAATCATGGAAAGCGAGGCTCTCAAAGTGATGCATAAGGAGACGGCCTGATGAGTGACCAGATCGCCTCGATTACTTTGCGGGCCGATGTTTCTGACCTGAAAACTGCCAGCAATGAGCTGGATAAACTCGGCGAAGCCGCGGCTGGTGCCGTCGGCAAAGCTGATGACCTTAACAGCGTTTTCCGCGCTGGTGCTGAGTCTGCAAAGCAGGGCAGCGAGGGCATCAAGGAGCAACAGGCTGCGCTGAAAGGCCTGCTTGAGAATATCGATCCGGTAAACAAAGCGCTGAACCGGCTGGACGAACAGCAGGCCGCGCTGCGTAACTTCCAGACCAAAGGCTTTCTGGATACCGATGATTTTCAGCACTACAACAAAATCCTGGATGATACCCGGCTGAAGCTGACCGACACCGGCGAGGCAGCAGCGCGGGCCCAGATCGAGCTGGCCGCCACCCAGGCTGCCGAAAAGCAATCTGCCGCACTGAAGAACCTGCTGGGCTCCATCGACCCGACGATTCGCGCGTTCAACTCGCTGGATGAGCAGCACGCGCAGCTGGTGGCCCATTTCGAGTCAGGGCGCATCAATGGCGCTCAGTTTGAGCACTTCAACACCATCCTTAACCAGACGCGTGAGCGGCTGTCATCTGTCGCCAGTGCGCTACCTGATGCCTTGTCGAGACAGGAGATCGCAGCTCAGCGTGCGGGTATCTCAGTGGGGCAGTACAGCGCTGCGTTGCGCATGCTTCCAGCACAGTTCACCGACATCGCCACGCAACTGGCGGGTGGGCAATCGCCATTCCTGATCATGCTTCAGCAGGGCGGGCAGATTAAAGACTCCTTCGGCGGGTTTGGGGCCATGTTCCAGGCCCTGAAAGATGCCCTGTTTGGGTTTAACGAAGAGAGCAAAGAAACCTCAGAGACTGCGGACAATATCAATGATGCGGCGGAGGGGCTCAATAACACCTCTGAAGCAGCGGAGAAACTCGGCAGGGCTGGCGGGCTGCTCAACGGCTTTAACCTTGCCATTGCAGGAACGGCTGCAGTGCTCGCTGTTCTGGCGGGGGCCGCATACAGTTCATCCCAGCAGTTCGACACCGTCGCTCGATCGCTCATCTCGATGGGGGGCGCGGGCTTTTCTTCCATGGTGCAGCTTAATGATGCGGCGAGTGAGGTTGCCGGCAATGCAGGTTCTTCGCTGGCGGACGCCGTTGATGTGTTGGTTAAACTCAACGATACGGGCAAATTTACCGACGTTCAGATGAAGAAAGTGGCCAGCGCAATACTGGCTATGGGAGATGCTGGGCTTGATACCAAAGCAGCACTTGCTGACTTTTCACGTCTCGCGAGCGATCCCGTTAAGGCGCTGGCCAGCATAAACCAGCATTATGGCTTCGTTGATGAAGCCATGATGAAGCACATCATCATCCTCGAAAAAACGAAGGGAAAAACAGCCGCGGCAAACGAAGCGATTACGCTGTTCGCCAACACCATGGAGGATCGCAGTAATAAAATTGTAGAGGCTACCGATAATATCGGGCAGGCCTGGCAGGGGTTAAAGGCTTTTGCGTCTGATTCCTTTGGGCAGATTGGGATCACGGTCCGCGCCTGGGGAAGCCAGATACTGGATATTTTTGATCTGGTTAAGGCATCGATAAAGGATCTCTTTCTCAATATCACTTCGCTGGATGCCAAATTTACCGGGACATTAGCTGGCTGGGCTGAAAAAATACCCGGCGGCGGTGCAATAACTGAGTTCCTCGGCATGGATGTTGAGGCTATGAAAAAGGCCGGGACTGAAGCTGACAAAGAGATTGCGGCGAACAAAAAACGCTACGATGAACTCTGGAAGCGGGTTACTGCGCCTAACGCACAGGCAAACTATGAAGCTGAAGCGCGAGGAGCCAACGTTAAAGGGGAGGGAGGCACGAGCCGCGAATCAAGGGATGCGGTAACAAAACTTGCCGAGGACTCTGCCAAAAAGACAAGAGAAGCAAAGGCCACGCTGGATGCTGGTGATCGCACTCTGGAGAACTACCGCGCCCAGGCCAGAACGCTAACGGAAACCCTCGAAACCCTACGCCAGACTGGCGAAACCCACGCCAAAAACACCGAGTTCAGTAAACAGCAATCCCACTTTGCTGAGCTGGATGAGGCTGCCAAAACTCGCGCCCTGACAGCCCAGGAGAAGTCTCTCCTGACGAGTCGGGAAACCATTCTGAACGCCGCCAAGGTGGTGGATCAGAAAAATAAGGAAGTTGAGGCCCAGCAGAAAATTAATGGGCTGGCGCAGCAGGCTAACAAGTACGTCACTCAGATGTCGGAAAAGACGGATGCCTTGCGCGATAGTGCGGGCCTCAGCAGCCGCCAGACGCAGCGAATGATGGAGGAGGCGCAACTTCGTCAGGGCTGGCTGAATGGAGGCGGTAAGCTTGACGATGCTGGCTATGAGAAGGAATTAGCGGCGCTTCGGAAATATTATGCTGAAGAAGATAAGCTGCGCGGCGACTGGAAATCAGGTGCTATCAGCGGTTGGAATGAGTATTTGGACGCTGCCACCAATACCTATGACGCTGTTAAGAACGTAGCCAGTTCTACTCTCACCGGTCTGAGCGACATGCTGACCGAGCTTATGACTACCGGCAAAGCATCGGTTAAAGAGTTTGGCAAATCGATGCTGAAGATGATCCTCGATGTGACAAACCGCCTGATGGTGGCCTATGCAGTCCAGGCTGCTATGGGGTGGGTAAGCGGCAGCACAGGTGGTGGCGCTACGCCTGGCGGTGCTTATGCCAATGCGGCCGCGGGCGTCACGTTTAACGCAAAAGGCGGCGTCTACGAGTCTGCAGGCCTCAGCAAATATGTGAATGGCATCTATGACTCCCCTCAGTACTTCACCTTTCAGGGTGCATCGAAATTCGCGAAAGGCGGGGTCTTCGCTGAGGCTGGCGCAGAGGCGATCATGCCACTTACTCGTGACTCAGCCGGGCGACTGGGGGTCAGGGCGCAAGGTGGGGGCGGTGTGCAGCCGCAGGTAAATATTGATATTTACGTCGATAACAAGGGCAACTCATCATCAAACACGTCTGGAGATGGAAGTGCTGCGGCGCGGGCTTTAGGGAGGGAAATCGAAGCCAAGGTGACCGAGATCCTTATGAGGGCGGCTCGAAGCGATGGCCTGCTTGGTAGGCAGTTCCAGTCCAAGTAATAATGTCCTGGCTGTTGTTTTGAGATAGCAATATCAGCCGTGCCTGGTTACACCTATGCACACCCTGGTTATCATGCTCATAAACATACTAATCAGGGGATGATAGTGCTTAAAAAAATACTCATGAAGATTCTCAAGACCATTGGGCTGCTCATTCTTCTTATCATTGTGATCGGTATTGCTGCAGTACTTAACAAGCCTTCCGAAGCAGAAAAGAAGCAAAAGGAAGCCAAAGAACTATCCGATACAAAACTGGATGAGCTTCGGGGAGCGTGTGAGGCTTATGTGAAAAAGTCGGTCATTAACAAAAGCACCTTGGATATGTCGACGTTTGACTCGAAGAGGTGGCAGGGGAATGACGGAAAGTTTTATGCAACGCAGGAGTTTAGCGCCAAGAACAAATTCGGCCTTGAGCAAAAATTCAGGGGCGTTTGCATCGAAGATAAAGATGGTAAAAGTGATTATCGACTTGAAGAGGTGACCGGAAGTTAAGTCGAAGTGAGTACTTAACCTAGCCCACCCGGGCCACCCAACCGACCTCGAGCCTCGCTAACGCGGGGCTTTTAGGTCTATAGTCGATTGAGATCAATGAATCAGCATTTGCCGTTGCGCCTGTGCTATCTCCTAATAGGATTAATCTTATCTTTAACTGATGGGGGTAGGGATGTGAAGAAAATTCTTGTTGTTCTATTGGTGTCACTTTTCTCGCTAACAGCCACGGCTGCAAACAAACCATGCTCAGGTAAGAAAGGTGGAATATCGCATTGCTCAGGTGAAAAGTTTGTTTGTAATGATGGAACCATCAGCAAGTCTAAGAAGGTTTGCCAGAAATAGTAGTTTATAAATGGCTCCCAATATCAAATTCAAACCCGCTTCGGCGGGTTTTTTTATGGAGTAAATATGGCAGTTGAAACCTACAACTGGCGCTCGCAGATCGGCGCTGGTCCCGTCGAATACAGCCAGGCGCTGCGTACGGCCCAGTTTGGCGATGGTTACGAGCAGGTGGCCGAAAACGGTATTAACTCCACGGCCATTCAGGTACCGATGAAGCATGTCGGCGCAGAGGCGGAAGTAAACACGATCCGCGACTTCCTGCTTGCCCACACGGTCAAGGCCTTCATCATCACGCCGCCAGGTGAGGTGAAAGGGCTGTACCGGGTTGTCGCTGACTCCGTGCGGAAAAACCAACTGAATAGCAAATTCTCTGAGCTGACCTTCACTATCAAACGGGCCTACGGAGTCTACGCATAATGGCACTTGTCGATCAGGCGGCGAAGCTGGCACCAGGCGGCAGGGTCCGCCTGGTCGAAGTGGATGCCTCAGAGTTCAGCGGCGGGATCCACTGCTTTCACTACAGCCCGTTTCCCCATACGCCTGCCGAGATTGACGCGGCGAACGGCGACGAGGCCAGGCTGGGGCCGAAGCCCATCATCTGGGATGGCAACGCCTACGAGTTCTGGCCCTTCCAGATTGCCGACCTGGCGCTTTCAACGGATCAGGCCGCCGAGCCAAAGCTCAGCGTGTCTAACCTCGACGGCCACATCACCGCGCTTTGTCTCCAGTTTAAGGACATGGTGAATGCGAAGGTAAGCATCATTGACACCTACGCGGTTTACCTGGATGCGGTGAACTTCCCGGGCGGTGTTAATCCGACAGCAGACCCGACGATGTTCTCCCTACAGACCTTCTGGCTGGATACCAAAACCTCTGAAGATGACGAGATGGTGTCCTGGTCGCTCAGTAGCCCGGCAGACCTGCAGAACCTGGTCATACCAACCCGGCAGATCACCTCGCTCTGCGAATGGGCACTACGCGGACAATATCGCAGCGGTGACGGCTGCACCTACAACGGCACGGCATATTTCGATGAGAAGGGTAATGCGGTAGCGGACCCGGCGTTTGATGTATGCGGGGGTTGCCTCAGTGACTGCCGCAAGCGTTTCGGCGCAGGGCTGGCAGAACCGAACACTGCCGTTCTTGATTTCGGCGGCTACCCGGCGACAGTTCTCTTCACCCGATAACCGGATATACCCATGAACAAAACCATTATGACGGCGATCCGGGCGCATGCGCTGGAGGAATCCCCACGCGAGTGCTGCGGCTTTGTCATTCAGTCAGGACGGCGCCAGCGCTATATCCCTGTGCCGAACAGCCACGAAAACCCGACCGAGCATTTCAGAATTGACGGTCAGCACTGGGCGAATGCTGAGGATGCCGGAACCATTATCCGGGTCATTCACTCCCACCCGGGCGACGGCGCACGGCCTATCCCGTCTGACCTCGATCGCCAGCAGTGTAATAACTCCGGCGTGGTCTGGGGCATCTACGCTCCGGACTGCGATGAATACGCAGAAGTAACGCCGGACGCCATACCGCTGATTGGCCGCCCGTTCATTCTGGGTTCGCACGACTGCTGGGGGCTGGTCATGGACTGGCACGCCACTCAGGGCGTGATGCTTAACGATTTCCGCGTTGATTACCCATGGTGGGAAAGCCAGTACCCGGACAACCTCTATTTTGACAACTGGGAGCGGGAAGGGTTTGTCGAATGCGACCCGGCGCCCGGCTGCATGGTCATCATGCAGGTTGAATCCGCTAAGTGGAACCACGCGGGGATCATCACAGAGGAAGGTGAGCTACTTCACCATCTATATGGCCAGCCCTCCTGCATCACGCCGTATGCCCGGGGTTACTTCAAGGACCGGACCATGATCTGCGTTCGCCACAAAGACCTGCCGCAGGAGATACAGCCATGGCGCGTTTAACCACTATCCGCCTGTATGGAGCGCTGGGAGCCCGGTTCGGGCGTGTCCATAAACTGGCCGTGCAGACATCGGCAGAAGCCGTGAAGGCACTCTGCATCAACCTGGACGGGCTGGAAAGCTACCTGATGAACGCCAAAAAGAACGGCATGACCTTCGCGGTGTTTCGTGGCAAACGCAACATCGGCGAACAGGATTTCAAGGAGCTGGGTGGTGACAGTGATATCCGCATCGCGCCTGTGCTGGAAGGGGCGAAAAAGGCAGGTTTATTTCAGACGATCCTTGGCGCAGTGATGGTGGTGGCGGGCATCGTGGTGTCTGGCCTCTCTGCTGGCTGGGCCAGTCCGGTCGGTGGTGCCATGATTTCTGCTGGTATCGGCATGGCTGCAGGCGGTATCTACCAGATGCTCTCGCCGCAGCCCAAAGGCCTTCAGGGGCGTGATGACCCCGACAATAAGCCCAGCTATGCCTTCGGCGGCGCAGTGAACACCCTGGCGATGGGCAACCCGGTCGCGCTGCTGTATGGCGAGCGCGAAATTGGCGGCGCCATAATCAGTGCGGGGATCGTGGCCGAGGACATCTGAGAATTTCTTACTCTTCAATTAGCACCCAATCGGGTGCTTTTTTTATGGATGCTATATGGCAACGATTACTGGTGCAAAAGGCGGCGGCCAGAAGCAGCACACGCCTGTAGAACAGCCTGATTCCGCGCAGTCGATGGCGCGCTGCCGCATGCTGCTGGCGCTCGGTGAAGGCGAGTTTGCTGGTGGACTGGATGCTACCCGGATCTTCCTTGACGGCACGCCGCTGGGCAACGCCGACGGCTCGATGAACTTCGAGAATGTCTCCTGGGACTTTCGTCCGGGCACGCAGACGCAGTCGCCGATCCCCGGGTTCCCCGCCGTGGAGAACGAGACCAGCATCGGCGTATCGCTGACGAAGGCCACTCCCTGGACCCGGGCCATCAGCAATACCCAGATTGACGCCGTGCTGGTGCGTATCGGCATTACCGGTCTGCAGCAGCAGGAGAATGATGGCGATATCGTCGGCACTTCCGTCACCTATCACATCGATGTAGCGGTGGATGGCGGTGCATACAGCACTGTGCTCACCAAAACCGTAACGGAAAAGCTCAGTTCTCTGTACGAGCTGACCCACCGCATCAATCTGCCCAAGGCAAACACCGGCTGGCAGATCCGCGTGGTTCGCGATACCGCAGACAGCACCAGCCAGATGCTACAGAACAAGACACAGGTGCAGGCCATCACAGAGGTGATCGACGCGCGCCTGCGCTATCCGCATACCGCGCTGCTGTATGTGTCGTTCAACGCAAAATCCTTCAACAACATCCCGAAGATATCCTGCAAGCCGAAAGGGCGGATTATCCGCATCCCGCAGAACTATGATCCGGTTGGCCGGGTTTATAACGGCACCTGGGACGGGACGTTTAAGTGGGGCTGGTCGAATAACCCGGCGTGGATCTGGTTCGATGTACTCACGGAGCCGCGCTTTGGCCTGGGTCGTCGGGTAACGGCAGCCATGCTGGATAAGTGGGAGCTGTACCGCATAGCCCAGCGCTGTGACCAGAAGGTGCCGGACGGTAAGGGCGGCACCGGTACCGAGCCGCGCTTCCTGTTTGACGTCTATATCCAGTCGCAGGCCGATGCCTGGCAGGTGATTAAGGATATCGCCGCTGGCTTCAACGGTATGACGTTCTGGGGCAACAACATGTTCAATGTTGTCTCGGATATGCCAGCAGACACGACGAAGCTGCAAATCCTCACTCGCGCCTCGGTCGTCGGTAAGCCGAACTATTCCAGCGGCAGCGAGAAGAACCGCTACAGTTCGGCGCTAATTAACTTCAGCGACCCGGATAACCACTACCAGGATCGCACCACTGCGGTGATGTTTCCTGACCTGGTTAAGCAGTTCAAATTCAAGCAGACGCAGCTGACTGCCATTGGCTGTACGCGTGAGAGTGAGGCGCAGCGTCGCGGCGGCTGGGCGGTGTACTCCAACTATCTCGATCGCCTGATCACGCTGCAAACCGGGCTGGATGGCTTTGCCTATGTTCCCGGCACCGTGTTCGCTTTTGCGGATGAACGCTTTTCCGGGCGAGTTTATGGTGGGCGCGTTGTGAGTTACAACGCCGGGCTTAAAGCCGTTACAACCGATCGCGGGACCAGCGCCGTCCCGGGCGACACGCTGATGATCCGCACACAGGGCGGCATTGTGGAAAACCGGGTCATTCAGGCGGTCAACGGCACGCAGTTAATCGTGGCCACGGCGTTTTCCTCTGCGCCAGCGCCAGATGCCGTTTTCGTTATCGATGCCGGACAGCTGCGCCTGCAGTATTTCCGTGTGATGAACCTGACATTCAACGACGAGGAGAACACCTACACCATTACGGGTGCGGAATACAACGCCTCGAAATATGACGCTGTCGATAACAATGCGCGCCTGGACATCCCGCCTGTCAGCCTGATCCCTACTGGTGTTGTTTCTCAGCCCGGAAACGTCGTGGTATCGAGCTACGACTCAGTGAGACAGGGGCAGCGCATTGCCACGCTGACAGCCTCCTGGGACGCTCCACTGGATAAAGCCGGGAAACCGCAGGCAGACGTTATCGCCTACCAGGCACAGTGGCGCCGGGGTGACAGCGAGTGGGTTAACGTACCGCAAACCGGGCTGCGCAATGTCGAAGTGCCGGGGATCTACGAAGGTGATTACCTGGTGCGTGTCAGGGCGATTAACGCTGGCGGCGCATCCAGCCTGTGGGCCACCTCAGTGCTGACGCATCTCAAGGGCCGGGCCGGTGATGTGCCAAAGCCCGCCAATTTCCGTACCACGCCGTTGCTCTGGGGCGTACAGCTGGACTGGGATTTCCCGGCTGGTACCGGCGATACCTTACAGACGGAGATCCAGTATTCCACTGCATCGACCGGCACAAATCCGCTTTTGCTGGCCGGGGTACCCTATCCGCAGCATGTTTATCAGCAACTGGGCCTGAAGGCTGGGGTAGGATTCTGGTACCGCGCGCGGCTTGTCGATCGCACCGGCAATAAGTCGGCATGGACTGACTTCATTCAGGGCAGCAGCAGCTCGGTTGCAGCTGATTACCTGGTGGATATCGACAACCAGATCAAACAGACAGACGCGTATAAGGAACTCACCTCGGATATCGCCGACCTCAGCGACGATATTCAGTCAGCGCGCGACGACATCAGCAAAGTTACGACAGAGTCGGCGGCAACCAAAGCGGGCCTGGCACAGGAGGTCACGGACCGTAAGAAAGCCATCACCGACGAGGCAACGGCGCGCGCCCAGGCGCTGCTGACCGAGAAGAACGCGCGCGTCGCGGATATCAGCAACGTCAATCAGACGATCCAGACCACCACCGAGTCGCTGGCGCAGCAGATTGGGCAGGTTTCTGCTGGCACCGGCTCGCAGTTCGACCCGGCAAAAATCTGGTACTTCGACTCGACAGTTGAGGGCTGGACCGGGAACGGAACCCCGACGATTGTTGACGGGTGGATCCGCCCGGCGAACCATGCCACCGATCCCTGGGTGGCGTCTCCCGGCTCACTGGGTATTAACTCGTCGTCCTATCGCTTCGTTAAACTGCGCATCAGGAAGTTCGGGGCGCCGGGCTGGGCGGGGCAGCTGCGGTGGCGGGGTACTGGTGGCTTCAACGACACCAACATGGTCACCGTCGCTGAGCCTGCTTATGACGCGAACGGGATCGCCACGCTGGAGTTCGACAATATCCCCTGGCTGACTGAAACCACGATGAATCAGTTCAGGCTGGATCTGTCCACTAAGCAGGATGCGACAAATTATTTCCTGATTGACTGGGTTGCGCTCGGACGGCCTACTCCCGGGGCAGGTATGGCGGCACTGCAGGCGGAAACGACCGCCCGTGTCCAGGGAGACCAGGCGGAAGCCACAGCGCGCGAGACGCTGGCAGCGCAGATCCGGGGAGGTTATACCGGTGATGACCCGTCGAAGCTGGCCTCGGGCTTGCTCTTCACCGAACGCCAGGCGCGCATCACGGCGCAGGAAGCGGAGGTGACAGCCCGGACGGCGCTTGAATCGACCGTTAATGCCAACAAAGCCAGCGTGACGCAGGAACTGGCAACGCTGACGACTGAGCAGGAGGCGCAGGCTACAACGCTGTCGGGCCTGCAGACCACCGTCGGGAAAAATACCGGCGATATCACGCGCATCGATAAAGCCGTCGCTGATAACAACAAGGCGCAGACTACAGCGCTGGCTGCTGTTAAAGCCACAACAGACCAGAATACGGCTGACATCAGCACGGAAACCACGGCCCGTACGGATGGTGACAGCGCGCTGGGTCGTCGCATCGATACGTTGAAAGTTGATGTGGATGGCAATACCGCAAGCCGTGACGCCGGTATCATCGGTAATGTCACCAATGCCCTGGCCAACTTCATGGCGTTCTCGGATCAGCGCGTGACGTTTGCCGTTGGCGAAACCAAAACGATGGCCGCGATCACCGACGTCCGGAAGACTGCCGCAGATGCCACCAGTGCCGTGGCGGAGCAGGTCACCACGCTTAAGGCCACGGTAGAGCAAAATGGCCAGACCAATGCTGCAGCTATTACGCGCATTGATAAAGCCGTTACGGATCTGGAGAGCGCCACGGCGACCAGCATTCAGCAGGTTACGGCTGCCATTGGCGATACCAATTCCGCAGTGCAGACGACCAGCGAAGCTGTTGCTGATATCAACGACAAGCTGAGCGCGCAATGGGGCGTTAAAGTCCAGGTGGAGGCGAACGGCATCAAACGTATCGCGGGTATCCAGCTGGGCATTGATGCCACGGGCTCTTCTAACTTCCTCGTCAGCGCCGACACGTTCGCGGTGTATAACCCGACGACCACCGGACAAGAGCTGGTGTTCGCGGCGACTGGCGGCCAGATGTTTTTGCGATCGGTGTTTATCCAGGATGGTTCCATTGATAACGCCAAGATCGGCTACCAGATAAGTTCTAATGACTGGAACGATGTCGGCCCATGGGACCCGAATGGGCGCGGCTGGTGTATCCGCAAGGACGGATCGGCATATTTCAATAGCGTAACGATTAGAGGGACTGTTTATGCCACCAACGGGAGCTTCAAAGGAAGCATCGAGGCAACCAGCGGGAGCTTCAGGGGCACGGTAGAGGCTACGTCTTTCATAGGGGACGTGGCGAACGTAGGTATAGCGCCGGACGCTGTTGTTTCAGGTGCTGGCACAGCATCGGGTTCGATTACGTTTACTGACTCCTCTTCATCATCGCTGGATAAATCGGCTCTGCTTGAGGCGATGGTGTACGTTTCCTCTACCTCAGGTTCAACAGTGGTAAGCATCACCCTTAACATTAACGGGAATGTTCGTGACATGGGCTCTATCAGCGTGCCTGCCGGGACGGGAGGGCTCTGGATAACTGTACGTCACGCTGTACGGAATCTTACTGCCAACGTGATTACAGGGACCATTACGGTTAGTGGCACCGGGACGGCCAGTAAACGCATTGCCGCCCCGACACTGACCATTACCCGGGGTACCGGCTCCTTCTCCTGATCCCCATAACTTCAGACCATCCAACCCAGCTCCGGCTGGGTTTTTCATTTCAAGGACATCACGAATGGCCACACTTGATGACGATTTAGCAAAAGCCGTCACGGAAAGTTTTCGCCAGGCGCAAATTGATATCGTCAACCAGGACCTGATTTTATCGGGTACCGGTGACGTCACCGTAACCCTGGCAGACGGTTCAAAGAAAACGGGGCCGAGCTGGGCGAAACTGACAGCCGCTGCGATGGCGGCAGGAACCAGCGCGGCGGCGGCGGAAGCGTCGGCGAAGAACGCAAAAACATCAGAAACGAACGCGAACTCATCAAAGAACGCAGCGGCAACATCAGAGAAGAATGCCAGAACGTCAGAGACGAACGCTGGCACCTCAGAGGCCAACGCGAAAACGTCAGAGACGAATGCCAAAAAGTCAGAAACAAATTCTGCAGCCAGCGCCAGCAGTGCAGCATCATCGCTGGCCGCCGCGCAGCAGCTGACATCCGTTCCTTTCGAGACCGCGCCTTTCCCTGACGTCTGGGCACCACTCAATGACGATTTACGCCTGCTTGCCGGATTCGCACCCTATGACAAGCTGACTATTTCCGGGCAGGTGCTGGAACTGGCAACAAAATCAGTGGGTTTTACACGGGCGACCACTGCGACATATATCGATAAATCCGGCGTATTGCAGACCGCTGATATTAACGAACCGCGTTTCGAGCGAGAGGGACTATTAATTGAGGGGCAGGGAACTAATAGCATGCTTTATTCAGGGGACCAGAATGCTGCCTGGTGGCCTAAAGCAAGGTGTACTACAACGCCTGGGTTTGCCGCGCCAGATGGCAGCAACTCCGCTACAAAATTATTGCCTACATCAGAATTGGGTTCGCATTATATTAGCAAGACATTGCCTGTCACTACAGGTGGCACTTATACATTAAGCTACTTTGTAAAGGCGGGGGAATACACTAAATGCCGCCTTAGTTTTTCCGGCACCCTTGTTCCTGATGGACGGAGTTGTGATTTTGATTTAGTTGCTGGCACAATGAGACCTTTAGGTACTACAGGGACACCTACAATCACACCTCTGTCTAATGGATGGTATCGTTGCTCAATCACTTCTGATGTTATATCTGAAAATGGAACTGTAAACTTTAATATATGGGTGCTGGACGAGAACGGGAATACCTCAGGCTTCGCTGGTGATGGCGTTAAAGGTATTTATGTCTGGGGTGCGCAATTAGAATCCAACCCTGTCATGACCAGTTATATACCCACAACAACCGCAGAGGTGACAAGGGCTCAGGAAACATTACGGATCCAGCCCTCCGGTAATATTGGGTATGGTGTGGTAGGGGATCTGTTTAACAGAACCATCAGTTTTGAGCTTTCTGTGAATGCCTTCGTTCCAACTGCCGCAGGATATTTCAACTTATTAGCTGGTGTGGGTGTAGGGAACGATATTATGCTTCGCATTGCAACTGCGACTATCAACTCTCTCCGTTCGAGCGGCAGTATCAGCCCTAACATTAGCGTCACATACCCGTTTAATCGTCAGGTATTTACTCAAACGATTGACACGGACAATACCCTGACTGCTTATTTTAACGGACAGAAAGGCGTAAGGACGGGAGCACCCTCGGCACCTAATGGTGTACCCACTTCTATAAATGTCAGCTCGCAATCCCAGTTGGTTTACCACATCCGAAATTTCCGTATCTGGCATCGCCTGTTAACTCTCAACCAAATTAATGGACTCCGCTAATGAGAGATTTATATCTGCGCTTTAATGACGCCGACCAAATGCACACGCAACTAATCGCGGTGGGGTTTGTGGATGATGAGGGGCAGGGTGGTTTATATCACCCTGATATCAGCCTGGATGTCGTCGGTGTTATTACCGTACCCGGAGAAGTTATAAACCAGGGTCAGGTGGATGAAGTTATTAAATACGTCAATGAGCCAGGCTACCACGCCAATCTTCGTGTGATGAATGACGGTCTTGATTTATCGACTCTTGAAGATTTTATAGTAACCCCTAAAACACCGACTCGCATGTGGGCGTAAGGAAATACTATGGCAAACAGAATAGATACGATTAGTCTTGGGCCAATTGATGTGGGTGCTTTAAGTGTTAACGGTGGCACTATCAATGGTAATGTCCAGGCGAAAGGAAAGTTATCCTCCGCTAATAAAGATATGTTCTCGTGGGGAGGCCTTGTTAGTGCGAAAGGGTCTTTTTACGGGGAAGATATAAACCTCGCGACCGTACCGAGCAGCAGCTGGCTTCTGCCCCTGCATACGCAAAAGACTCACAACAACAATCTTGCTGGAACTACTACTGGAACGGCCACACTATGGCCAGGTTCAGGGCAGTACAGCGAGGCTTACCTTTTCTCGGCTGGTGATGACGGCAGCGCCAATCGTCTGAGTGTTCAGGCGGGCCGCAACGATGTGTATTTTTATTCCGGCTCCGGCGCATACTCCCTGAATAAAACAGTGGTTTCTGACAAGCGCTTAAAGGAAGAAATCGAATACGGAGAAGATGTTGCAGATGAGGCGCTGGCAAACATCGACAACATGAAACCAGTCAGCTTTAAATTTATCGATGATCTATTACACCGCCTGCGTCGTGGGCTTATTGCTCAGGATCTGCAGGAGATCGATGAAAACTACGTCAAATTAATGCAGTTCATGGGTGATGATATGCAGATGCATGAGCAGCTGCGGCTCGATACCAACGCTTTGTTGCTTGATGTATTGCTTGCCGTACATGCGCTGAGTCGAAAAATGAAGGCGCATGATGCCCGGCTGGCTGCCATTGAAGAAAGGCTACGCCAATAATCGCCTGACAGGAACAGCTCTTTTTATCTGAAGAAGGCAACCCGATCACGGTTTATCGCACAGTTACTGTTAAACGGATGTTGAAGGTTAACAGACTCATCAAGGAACGTGACGAAACGAAGCGCAGTTATACCGTAGAGTATGCCGGTGTTGTTGCCCTCTGCCTCCAGGCTATTAAGGAGCTTAACGCTAAGGTGGAAGCTCTTGAAAAGAAAATAAATCCGCAGGAGACGGAAGAACAGCCGGATGTTCAGCAGTAATTATCATCAACCGCAATTCGAACTCTCTGAAGAGAGAAAAAAGCCCGCACGGGAGCGGGCACAACTCCCTTAGCTTTGTTATTAATCCTGCGTTCATGACGCAGGTAAGGAACATATCGGCAGCATTTGCCATTACTTTAACAGCGTATTTCAGATAGTTAGACTGAAACAACCTCACAAGCGTAAATAGAGAGCAGGTACTGCTTATCCTGTCCGGTGCCCGGACGCAGTTCGTAAAGTTCAGGGGCAGAGCGCTAATCGCAGATGATGGCGAAGCGATTTGCCAAGCTTTATCAATGCAGAAACAGCTTCTCTTGTCCCTTTGGTTATCTCAAATTGCACAAGGCTACCGGTTTTCTGTAGCAACACCGTTGCTCTGCTTGAAACAGAGCATACAATATGCAACATCAGATACTTTGAGTTTGACCAGATCACAGCCTCGAACCTTACTGCCCAAGGCTATATTGAACAGAGCCAAATCGTTTGTTTTACCTTCCAGTTCAAACCGAATACGGATCCCCCTGATTTGAGTTATCTATTCATTATTTAACTCGTTTGAGTCAGGCCAGAAGATCTTTAAATAACCATTTTTATCATATTTTGAAAAAAGATTGCCTTGGAAGCAAAATATCCCAGCGGATTCTAACCACATCCATTCTTCCGGTAGTTCGACACCTGTTGCACAAATTCTTATCTCTAAAAGTTCACAGCAGCGAATTAAACTTTGTAGTATCGCCTGCTTAGAACCGTCTTTATGTATATTCTGGATCAGCTGAGGGTGTATTTTGAGCTTCTCAGGCTGGAATTTCGAAAGAAAGAATAAACCTGCACTGCCCACACCAAAGTCATTAATGGCAACGCATAAACCGCAACTTTTGAGCATCTGCACTGAATGCGCGAACTCATCAATTTCAGGGATTATTTCGCTCTCTGAAAACTCAACAATGATTTGTTCTGGGTACAAGTTGCTGTCTCGAATGTAATCGAGCAATAGCTTGATAGCATCAGGCACTCTTAGTAAGGTTAAAGGCAGGAGTGTTATTGATACTCTTTGTGAAGAGGTAATTAATTTCCCTGCGGTTTTTAATAAATCTCTCTTCGACTCCAAATCAAAAAGTAAATTATTAGCTGTTATGTTGTCTTTGTCTGATTTTGCACTCAGTACAAAAGAATGTATCTGGCCAGCAAGAGGGTCTATAACTGCATGCATGTTTTCGATTATAGCTGGACTAACCGATGATACATCTATTTCATCAGATGAAAAAAACCAACTGAAACTATCAGGAAGTTCATAATAACTATCACTCTCAACTGAATCTATAAAAGTACGGAAAAACCTTAAGGCTCTGTCATTGTAAAGCAATTTATGTTGGGTTGTACCACGTTGAAGAACCCTGTCCAGGCACTGGTCTTTACTGAATAGCCTTATATCAATTAATTCCATGCCTGAGCGGCCAAATCGTCGATAAGGGGCATAATCGGATAAGAGTTTTACAATGTTAAAGTGAAGTTTATCCCGGCAAATCTTTTTATAGATTTGCATTACAGCTGCTTCTTCACCTTCCAGGAGCTGTAAGAAATGAATTCCATTGAAAAGTAAAACACCAGTTACCCCCGCACATTCATTTCGGTAATTAGCTTGATTGACCATGTCAATAATGGATTGAATTGGTGTATCAACTCGGAGGTGGCTTCGGTAGATGAGAGTGGTAAGCAT